AAGACTATTTATATGGATTAGTGAACTGATCCTCTGTTAGTATCTTAAATTCCATACCTTGCTTAGCACAGAACTTCAATGCAGAATCCCATTTAGCCTGGTTTCTAGAGTACTCTTTAACCTCCCATAACCAAGATTTAGTCTTACGTTTAGGATTCTTTTTAGGTGGGCGAGTCTGCTTCTTGGGTTTAATCTCCACAATATACTTGACAACCTCATGGTTAGGCTGTTTCACCTTCACATAGAAGTCGGGATAGTATCTATGTATCTTACCATCTAAAGGAGACTGATAGGGAATAGCTATTTCTTCACTACCCCATTCAACTACATTCTCATTACGATCACAGTATATCATAAACCTACGCTCCCATCCAGAACGATAGATTATGTTTCTCACGTTGCCCTTATATTTATTGGGCCTTTCGGGATTAAATTTTCCCTTATAATATTTTGCATTAGCCATATAAATACTTATATGCCATATGCTTACGGAAAAAGCTCACACTACGGAATATTACAATTCCCTAAAGATATTGGGATAGGAGATGAAGCTTTAAATCATATGTCCTTTGAGGCTATGAAAGTTTCAGGCGGCGTTGATACTCGTTCTCTTAAATTTCAAGCCACAGGTGGAACTGTTATACTACCTATTCCTTCTGGTGCTACTACGGCTAATTATCAACAGGGATGGGAACAAACAGGAGTGGGTTTCAGTAGAGCTGCGGCAGCTAGTACACCTGTTATTCAAGCAGCCTTAAAGGGGGCAGTACAAACTGGTGTAGGTGGAGGTGGTATTATTGATAACATGAAAAAAGCTATGTCTCAAGTATCAGGCGATGATAAAGCTGCCCAGGAAACATCATCTCAAGTTGATAGTTTTGGTACTGGTGCCAGTAAAACAGGACCAGCTGGTATGGCATCTGAAGCTACAGGTTTTGCTATGGCATTGCCTGGTGTTTCTGCGTTAGCAGAAGCTGCTCAATTTAGTATTGGACGTAGAGCCCTTGAACAAACAATGATGAGTTATAGTGGACCTGGCTTTAGAAATTTTAGTTATAATTTTTCCCTACGTCCTACAAGTCAACCCGAATCTGATGTTATAGAAGAAATTGTAAGATTCTTTAAGATAAGGTCCGCCCCATTACAAGAGGCTACACAATTCACTAGAGTTTATAATATACCTGAAGTATTTAAAATTAGATACTATTATGGTAGTAAAGAACATGATAAGATTAACCGAGTGGGTCATTGTGCTTTAACAGATATGACAGTTACTTATGGTGGTGATAAGTTTACTACCTTTGCTGGTAATCATGCACCAGTTCAAGTAGACTTACAACTTCAGTTTAAAGAAATGGAACTCCTTAATCAGCAGATGATAGAAGAAGGGTACTAAAATGTATTTTAATGATTTTCCTAAAATAGAATATGATTGTACTGGTAACGGCAACTTTAATATCATTCAAGATATAACCACTAGAGTTAAAGTAAGAAAGTGGATAAGATCAAAGGGTGCAATATTTTCTAAATATGATGTATCTGATGGTGAGACACCAGAACAAGTAGCCTATACAGTTTATGGTGCTACTGAAGATCATTGGATTGTTTTACTCTTTAATGAAGTAACTAATACCTATTATGGTTGGCCGTTGTCTAGACAAAATTTTGAAAGATTTGTAGAAAACAAATATACAAATCCTCAAGGCATCCACCATTATGAAAAAGCTCAGGCATCAGGCAATACTAAAACAATGCTTAAATATACTGATGCTGTAGCTGGTAGTACCGCAGTTACTAATCTAGAATATGAAGCAGCCCTCCAAGATCAAAAGAAACAGATAAGACTTTTAAAACCAAGTTATGTGAGCCAATTCAAATCAGAATTTGTAGAACTAATAACTTAATATATTATGGCTATTAATATTAAAGAAGGCCTTGAGAAAATACAAGGCAAGCAGTCCCAAGAAAATCAGAACATACCTCCCGGCTCTTTTAAAGTTTCTATGGCTACCCTACATCATGGGAAGCCACGAAACGAACATCCTATTGGTGATTTCATTCAAAGAATCTTTATCTTTGAAGATATGGAAAAGTTTGGCCTTACTGGTTGGATTGATATGTTTGATACATACAATCTTGTTAGAAACAGTCTTATCATCGGTGAAGAATTACTCTATTTAAAATTTGAAACTGCTGGTGTTAATGTAGCAGGTCTATCAGATTGGCCTGTAGACTTTTCTAAACAACCGATGCAAGTCCATACTGTACAGAATATGAAAGAAATGGAGGCCAATGCAGGTGCTTCAATACAATCAGGATTAACTTATAGATTACATTTCTGTTCACCAGAACTACTCACTAATAATAGAGTAAGAGTCTCCCGAACTCTACAAGGGACTTACTCTGATATGATACAAGATATTTTAGTTAATGATTTAAAAACAACTAAACATATAGAGATAGAAGAAACAACAGACTTAAAACATATTATTATTCCTAATCTAAGACCCTTTGATGCTATTAATCTCATCACCTCATCAGCTCAAGATGAAACTAATAAAACTGGTGGTAGGCGACATGGATCGGGAGGTAAAGTTGATGCTATATTTAAGGGCAGACAAACTGACTTCTATTTTTGGGAGACTAGTCGAGGGTATAAATTTCTACCAGCTGTAAGACACTATGATGGTAAAGATTTAATATTCACTGTTGGTGGTGCTGCAGTTCAAGTCCCTTTTAAAGAAACTATGATGACTAGTATTAATCACTCTTATGTTAAAGTGGGTGATACTTTACCCACTATCAGTAGTGGACTGTGGGGTGCAAAACAAATTCTGCACGATAGTACTAGAAAAACATTCTGGACTACCCAATCTAATTATCATACATCTCTAGAACAGAACAGATATAGTTTAATATCTGAAACTCCTGTATTTGATCCATCTCAATCGGCTGAACCTAATATTTACGGAGAACCCAGGCGAATATCTGATTGGCCTGATAGTAGAGTAATGTTTGCTACATATAACAGTAGATCAGATACCAATATCAATAAGACAACATTAGAATCAGATATACCTTGGAAGCTAGTTCCTTCTAACTTAGACCTTCAAAGGGCTATGCAGACTCAACACCCTATGGACTATAATAGACTTTCTATTAGAGTACATGGTATATCAGCCTTAGAATGTGGTCGTATAGTATTCCTAAATCTTCCAGATGTAGGCCAAGGAAGTGGTATAACTGGTGGTACGGCTGTATGGGAAGATAGAAACGATAACTTATGGATTATTAAAAAACTATCTCATCAAATAGATGCTCGGCAAGATAATATGAACTACAGTTGTCAGTTAGAATTGGCCAATACTTTCAGATATACATCAAAGAAATTACCCAAATATCCTGGCCTTGGTAGTGCTAATGATTTGCGTAAAACTCCCACCTCCCCCACTGTAGATATAATATCAGATTCTGGATTTGTAGAAGTATCTAAGAGAAGAAGATAAAAGAAAAGCCCCCTTGCGGAGGCTTCTCAATGTGGTTTTGACTAAGATTTATTCATCATCAGCCAATTTGGCGAAATAGGATAGAGTATCCTCCTCATCTTCACCTGTCTCCTCACCGGCGGGGGCAGTAGGAGTAACTGGAGCAGTGCTCTCAGTCTTAGGTGTGGGAGTGAATTTCTCTACCGTGCCCTGGACACCACTACCAGTAAGCACTCTATTGAGTTTGTCTCTCAGCTCATCATACTGTTTAAAGTTATCTTCTTCAAGAAACTTCTTCAAACTGTGCAATTTACCATAGACTTCTTCCAACTTTGTGTCATCACCATCAAGCAACGGTGAAGCACCTTCAAACTCAGACTTGTCGTAATTCCAAAAACCATCGACCTTACGAACTTTAAGTTTAAAATTTGCACCTTCCCAGAAATCAAAAGGATTCAAAGCCGTTTCATCTTCAAACTGTGGAGACATAGCCTCTGTTAGTTTGTCAAAAATCTTCTTACCATAACGATAAAGAAAGACTTTACCTTCGTTTTCAGGATGCTTGGGATCATTCACAACTAGGACGTTGGAATAATATTTCAAGATACGCTTCTGCTTGCGAGCCGTGTCCTTATCTGACTCTAAACCGCTGTTCCACAATTCAGTATTGTATTCTGAAACTGGGTCTTTCTTGTTCTGCGTAGTGAGAGAGTTTTCAATGTACCAACCACCTGGTCCTTTGAAGGCGTGACTCCAAATCCGCACCCACGGCAAATCTTCACCAGTGGGTTGCGGAAGGAATCGAATCACCGCATAGCCATTACCGGACTTATCCAACTCTGGCTTCCAGAACCTATCATCACTAAATGATGTAACAGGATTGTTTACCTTTTCCAACTCTGCCTGTAACTTTTCAAAGCTACCGGACTTCTTTTTTAAGTCTTTAAAACTCATAATCGTATTCTCCGTATTATCGTATTATCGTATTTCACAAACAACTCATAATGTCTATTAAGTATAACATACCTAATAGCTTTTGTCAAGGGTTTACTGTGAAGCAGACCCAAAAGACAAACTTACTGATATACCAGCTGTGAGATCACCTCGGCCGAAATCCTCATCAAAGGGGATACTCAGATTCGGTCGGACTGAAAAACTATCCGTCACTGACCATGTATAACCAGCGTCTAAATCGAGACCTTCATATGCAAAATCATCAAGATCCCAATTCGTTGTAGCACTTCCGTCTAAACCAAATGCACTGAAGCCACTACCAAAACTACCACTAAAAGATGCATCATCAATATTCCAATCTATACCAGCATCCACATCTATACCCAAAACGGCTACTGAAGTATCAAAACCTAGAGCGTGCTCATCATCGGAAGTATAGTCATAAGAAGCACTACCTGTAATACCCATGATAGTTGTTCCATACTCTATACCAATCTGTTTACTATCACTCGTTGACACGGTGAGTCCACCAGCACCAACAGAAAACGCATTACCATCTTGATCTAAGCCAATCGAAACACCATGAGAGGCTACAGTCACATCACTTACAAAATCTACATCTAAAGCCTGAGCAGCCTGATTACATCCCAATAGGAACAAACCAGCTGTTAGGGCACCCATTAACTTTTTCATTTCTTTCCTCCTAAATTCAAAAGTTGCATAATTATTTATATCTATATTTTTATCTAATTTCAACACAACTACAACAGAAGTGTTGTATTTAGGCACAAGGGGAGTCGGCCGACCCCCCATATACCGTTAGTCAAACTTACTAGTCGTTTTTAAGGATCCAGTAAATGACGCCAACAGTGATTAGCCCTGCCAATCCTGCGCCACCTAGTGATGTCACTAGGCCTTGAATGTTCCCGATGACATCAACGGGTACAAATACTACATTGGGTCCGAATAGGACTTGTAGTATAATTGCAAGTCCTAATAGGGACAGAGCGACACTCGACAGACCGCCAATCCAGGACTTAATTGTTGCAACTACATTTTCTCCAGCCATTGGTAAATTACCTCCCTTGGTTGGTTTTAGTTATCTCGCCCTGAGGCGAGTCTGCCGAACAACTCGGCATAGGTTAGATACTCTAAATTAGAGCAATCTTTCCATTCGGGCACCTCTCGATTTATTGCATCAGTACCAAGAGGATGTTTGTTTACTTTAAAATGTTTTATGTTTGGGAATAAATTAAATAAATCTCGATGTTGAAATATAAATTCATCGGGAGGCATAACATTACCAGTTGCCCCCATATAGCCATCTTGTCCTTTATAGACATTATTGACCCTATCGTTGTTTGAATATATATCCATACCTATAAAATATATTGTTTCTGGTTTTTCTACTAAACTTGCTATAAGTTGTGCTGTAGGACCACAATTCATAGCTAACGCTCCCTGTATACCCTGACCTCCTAACTCTACAAATTTATTAAAAGTCTCAGTGTTATCTTCCAAATACTCATGTGGGAACGAACCAGCTCCTATATTTCTAATCTTATCTCCTTTGTTGTTAAGCCATGAAGTATAAATTCCAGCCTTAAATACTAAGTTCCAAGCTGTTTCATCTACTTCATCACCAGGATTTTTCTCCCGATACATATCTTCAACTTCTCTGGCTTTATCTTTGTGTGTACCATGCATTACAAATTCGGTACTATCATTGCGAGAATTAGTGAACAAATAGTCCGTCATATCCAAATCCGGATCTTCACTAATTATACTTGAATCAGTTAATAGTTCGTATGCTTCCCCAGGCATGGGTCTCCAATCCCTAAACCAGCATACATTCCCTATTGGATAACCACTCCAATAGGTAGGATGCATTACTCTTTCGTCAATAGCTACTAATGCATCCGGGGTAAATTCTTTCCACAACAAATTACACCCATAAATCTTACCATAGTCTCTTAGCTTCTCCAGATCAAAACCAATTCTAGATTCACCATTCCCTATAATGAAAACTTGTTTATTATTTATCATTTTCGGTTTTTGTAGGTGCATACCAACCGTCACCCTTGAGGATGAAGTTTGCGGCTCCCATTCGTTTTGTGAGTTGAGGTTCGTTACACTCTGGGCAGTAGAGTAAGGGCTCCTCTCCCATTCTTTGTAATACATCTATTAATTTATACTCACAATTTAAACATTCATAATCAAATAGTGGCATAAAACAATGACTCCCAAGAAACAGGAAACTTTTCTTTGGCTAGGTCATGTATCTCCCAAGCAATATTTCTAGTTTCTTCTTGAGTATCACCCTTACACCTCAAACCACACACACGGGCAAAGGCATACAAAGAACCTGTCCAATACCATTCAGTATAGGTATTCTGTGGTAGTACCATACGAGCTTGTTCTGGTGCAATACCAGCATCTAACATTCTTTGATAAGTTAATACTGCCAAATCACAAGACTTACTTACTGCAGCACCAACTCGCTCATCACGACTTAACCATTCTATTGTTTCGTCACCTGACCCCTGTTTCTTATCAACAGGCTTACTTCTCCACTCCTCTGGCTTCCAATACTCTGGTGCATCTTCTACATATCGTCGGCTAACTTCATTCCATACCAACCCTACTTGATGTTTAACTAACTGTCGTGCAACAAAGATTGGTGCCTTGATGTGATATGATAGTGTTGCATGGCCAAAGGGAGTCCAATGTCCATGTTTAGCAAGATAACGAATTAACTTCTTATCTCGATCTTCAAGTTCAAAGATACCTTGACCTGGAACATGATGACCCCAGGTAGCCTTCTTATTAAAAGATACTCTTGCTGCATTAACTACCGACAAGTCTGTACCCATATGATCTACTAATGTTACGTTAGTCATCTCGCCAAATGCCAGGTTCTATTTCGTATCCTTCGTGATCTTTTTTTACCCAATCTTTTTGTTGATCTTTCAATTGGTCTGGACCTATGTCAGGATCTAATGGTTTCCACTCTTTATTATATTCCCACTCATTGATAGCTGTAACACTGTGTGTTATTTCTTTCAATGATATCCTAGTACGGGGAGGTTGTAAATGTGCCTTTTCCTGGGCTGCTTCTTTAGTATAAGCCTCTACTATATAATCTTTTTTTATAAGCTCAATATTACTAACAACAAACTTAGTCATCCGTCAAAGTCTCCACAATATGTTTCATCACTTTATACGGATCCGCATTGGCTGCCGGACGTCTATCTTCAAGATAACCATTCCAATTATTATCTACAGTAACAATAGGTATGCGTATACTAGCGCCCCTATCACTAACCCCATAGCTAAACTTCTTAATAGATTGTGTCTCATGTTTTCCTGTCAACCTCTTTTCATTGCCAGCCCCATATACTTTAATAGCTTCTTTATGTTTTGTACCTAATACTTTACAACAGGCTTCAAAATGTGATTGAGTTCCATAGTCTCTCATCTGTTGGTTAGAAAAGTTTGTATGCATACCAGAACCATTCCAATCACCCTTCTGTGGTTTCGGGTCAAAGTTAATAGTAACACCATGCTTCTCTGCAATTCTCTGTAGTATATAACGTGCCATCCATAAGTCATCACCAGCACCAATACCATGACCTAGTACTTGAAACTCCCACTGACCCAATGCAACTTCAGCATTAGTACCTGTAATACCAATACCGGCATTCATGCAAGCCTCTGTATGACGGTCTACTATCTCTCTACCAACTACATTACCTTCACCAACACCACAGTAATAATCTCCTTGTGGTCGTGGGTTACTTTTAATACCTTTACCTTCTGGCCAACCTAATGGGCGACCATCTTTGTACATAAAATATTCTTGTTCAAATCCAAACCACCAATCACTACTCACCAAATTTACACAATCAGTTCTAGTATTTGATCCATGAGGTCCATGTTCCGCATCTAGCACTTCACACATTACATAAGTCCCTTCTAAACCTGGACTTGTGCGTGTAGCATCAGCTCTAACACGGTCAATGGTACGATACTCTGCAACAGGATTCAAAATACAATCAGACTGAGCTCCTGTAGCCTGTTGTGTAGATGAACCATCAAAAGACCATACATCAACAAAATCATCAACCTTAACTTTACTTCTTAACGACTGTGTAGGTTTATAACCATCAAGCCATACATATTCAAATTTTCTCATATTAAGTTCCTACCCTTTTTATATATTTCCAAAACTCAGTATCTTCAGGCCAATTCTGATTATCTTTTTCGTGATACCACTGCCAATCACCTTCACCATTCTCAGCCAACCACCCCTGTACACTATCGTACTGCACGACCTTTACAGCAACGTGCTCACCTGTATGCTCGTTTTCAAGAACAATCTGGCGCCCTCTAGTGTATACCATACCACTCGTACCAAATTTTTTTATTTTATTTAAACCATTCATAATATAATATAATTAAAGTTAATAACCACTCTAATTTTCTCATCAGTACAAGAAGTTCCTTTATGTTTTATATTAGCGGGAAATGTAACTAATCTATTAGCCACACTTTCTACTTTAGTTCCATCTTCAAATTTAGTATAACCATTATTTGTATTTACATATAATATTGCTGTAGTAATTTGTTTTACATTATCGTTTGGCTTCGTCGGATATCCAGATCGCCATATTACATCAAAATCAGTATGGAATGTATTTTCAATTATTTTTTGTGTTCTAGTTAATAAATTTGCTTTTGCCCGGGCTAATATACCCTGATTGTAAACTTTTTCAAAAATTGATTCAAACTCTCTAAAAAAACTACTTGTTGGTCTGTTAGAATTATAAAAGGTATGAGTAAATTGAAATTTATTTTTTTCTTCTCCAAGATGATCAATACTATCACTATAAAACCAAGGAAACTCTATCTGGTCTTGACCTATCAGCTGACTTTGTAAAAAATCAAAATCATTCTGTTTTAAAAAATCATCAACTACTTTCATAATTAAAAAGAGGCGTGGAGGAAGGAAGGACTTGGGTTCACCTTCAATTGACACCAGCAAACTACCGTTCATTGGTTCGTCAAACCTTCGCCCTAGTCTAGTACGACTAGTGTGACACCGTAACCTTTCGGCGAGGTGCCTGGATACCACTCCTGACGAATAACATTATCACCATTTGCCACAGCGATTATTCTGCCACTCCCTCCCTCAATCGTATGCCTACGACCGAGTGCCTTTCCATTTTAGATCGTTGTAAGATTTACCTCTATATCGTTTTTGATTATATCGGTTCACAAGTTCATCAGTTAATTCTTGTAGTCTAGGGAGACAAGTATCATTTGTCCACCGTACTAATTCTGCATTATCAAACTCAAGAGTTTTTATTTTCTTTTCAGCCTCTTCCAATTTATATGAAAGATGGGCAATACGCCTCTTAGCATCATCAACATAAGATTCTTTCTGTACTTCACTCATCTATTAACTCCCTAGTTTTTTCTATTAACATATTTTTACATTTATTCATATCTACCCTAACAAACGGCTCGTATTTTTCTATCAGTCTACTCACCTTAGGCCAAATATAAGTTTCATCAATTTCTTTATCAAATCTCTGTCTATAATGTAAAAGTTTTTCCAGTATCACCATTGTTTCTAAACTAATCTTCTTACCAAGATAAGCCTTTATTAACTTTGGATGATTTCCCTTATCACAATTAAATATTATATCAAACTCCTCTACATTTGTCAAGAGTTTTTCTGCATCATTTATAAAATTATATTCTATACTTTGATTTCGTGATACCCACTCTTTCCATACCTTATCATCAAATTGTGATATCCATTCCTTACCATCAATCAAATTAGCCACATAATATTCTACTACGCTTATATTTTTTCTGACTAACCTTTTAAAAAATCTTTTGTCTGTTCTCTTATCATAACTTTCCATACTAGCATTGTGTTTGCCGTTGTATTTAAAGTAATCATAGGAATTAGAAGTAAAATGTAATTTAAGTGCCAAGAACTGGCGATAGGCATCAAACTCTGTCATAAAGGCAGCTGTGATGTTTTAGGTAAATAATTTAGAGCCTCAGCATCAGCTTGAATTTTCTCTTTCAAACTACGATCAATCCACTTAGTCACCGATTCCGGCTCTACCATGTTTTGTTTGCAATAATGAACAATTGCTTCCATGTGGGTAAGATGTAATGTTCTTACTAATTCTTCTATAATAAGAGCAAATCTTTTTGTTGTTACTTTTTGTTCTACCATAATATAATCCTTTAAAGTGGGGCCGCTTTGATAACAAGGTGCGACCCCAAAACCCCGGATGAGATTAAGCCGCTAAGGCAAACTCATCAAAATAAAAGTCATCATTGGCTTTTATGTTTTTGTGTCCAAGTCCTCTTGCAAGTTTTCGTCCGTCAGTCGATCCTGGTTCACCCCCCTTAATTCGGTGTTCCTCTCGTCAGGTACTTTGCCCCAACCTATACTTCTACCCCATTCACTGGGAGTGTAATAGTATTCATTCATAGCTTTAGCAAATTCAAAAATACCATGATACGGCTCCCGTGAATTGGTGGAGGTGGCCGGTACTGCCCCGGCGTCCTGTCCGTCTATTGTCTTGCCGTCATCAGTCTCTTTCACATGGTTATTTATCTAAATCTAAGTTCAGATAAAATTCGTCCATTACCTCCTGAAGTAGTGGTAAATAATCAGCTACCTTCTTTTCAAAAATTTGTACTGTACCATTTTCAGCTACCATCATAATAACAATATCTTCTATGGTCATACCAGTATGCTCTTCAAACATCGTAGCATAAGCAGCACACTGAATAAAGTAATCTTCAATCCATGACTCTTTCTTTTCAGTAGTGGTAGTCTTGAAGTCTACGATAGATAACTTACCTTCGTATTCACCTATAAAGTCACAACGTCCAGCCACCTTATATTTTGGTGAGTGCATAGTCTGCTCTTGCATCACGACCTTTGTGATCTTAGTATTCAAACTTTCTTTAAGCTCACCAAACATATGCCAAGCCAAAAAGTGCTCAGACTTCATAT